CGCTCATTAAAGGGCGTAGATGGGCTTCTGTCTGGTGGGCGACTACCGTTAATTAAAGGCAGTGCAGAATCAATCAATCGCGCAAAAATTCTATTCCATCGTTTTTGCAACTCCATGGCACTGCCTGCACTTGAACCTGCATCTAATGGCATTGTCTGAAGTTTGGGGTTGTATTGCAGTCCAACTGAAATGTTAGTGCCTTTTTCTTGAAGTTCGCCTTTGCCTGCACCATCTAGCAAAATATCAACTTCAACTGCCCCATCGTTAATTACTTGAACAGTTTTATTTGCCAAGTGTGGCACTGTTATAAATCTTGAAGGCGATACATTGGTTATGATTGCAGTCGAATCAGTAAAATAATCTGGAGACATTTTTTCAAGATTAATAATGCCATCCCTGCGCTTAACTAAAACCCAAGCTTCACTTGTGCCGTTTAGCTCAACAATAGCCATATCAAGAACTTCGCCATCAGTAGTGTGTCGCGCCCAACCTTGAATTCCTGTTTGTGGATCGAATGTGCAAGAAAACAAAAGTCCGGTATCTGTTACGCACCAAATAAATTGTTCAGGGTTTTTCTGGAAAACCATGTAATCAATTCGACCAATATCTTTAAAGTGTTCAGCAGTAAAAGTTAAGTCTTCACTTATCCAGGCTTTATTTTCATCAAGATAATTAGCTGCATATATCTTTGCGCCATCAGCACTGATGTACAAAGTTGATTGGCCTATTTCTAAACCTTGTCGTGCTTTTGCACCATTGGCTGATTGGTGATCCATACGAAAAGGTTCAGCAGGTGTCACTACCCCTGTTTCGCTTGTAAAAATGAATTCGTTATATTCAGTGCCAACTAAAAGATTTCGACTGCCTTCGATCCATCGAATGCGCCCAAGCTTTGCAATCGTATAAGTCAAAGCATCGTCTGCTGCTGCACCAAGAGTAAAATCATAAAAATCATTTGGCTTGCTTCCCCAAATTTGGGTTGGCTGTTCAGGTGTACTTGCATACCAAATGCGCCCCTGGAAGTAGGTTGCACAAGATGGGAAGTTAGCAAAACCCCATTCCACTGGCTGAAATGTAAAAGTAACAAAGGTAAAATTCCAAACATCCAAAACTGGATCATAAGTAACTTGATAAGGCTGAACAGTATCAACAGTTATCGTCATCGTGTTGCCATCTTCAGCAAATACTGCCTGTAAATTCCTTACATCGGCTGAACTATATGGTGAAACAAAATTAGAAACTAACAAGCCAGTAGCAGCGTCATAAATAGACACCAACTGATTGTTTACAACAATCAAATAAGGCTGTGACTGACTTGTTGGAAAGCCAAAAATCCGGCCTTCATTTGCAATCTGCTCTTGGAAGTAGACCATGCCGTAGCGTGACTGAGCTGGACCATGGCGCAATGGAGTCATGTTCTGAAGAATCAAACAACCGGCAGCATAGCCTTCAGCGTCTGAGCGAGAAAGGAATCTAGGCGATAATTCGCCTGCGGTAAACCTTGTAAATATAGGAACGATTTTCACACATAAGGTCCAGCAGTATTTTGATAGCCTGCGGCTCTCGCATTAGTCAATTTGTTAGATCGAATTCTACGGTTACGCCCCTGCATACCATCAAGGGCTGCTGCCTCAGTAAGTTTCTTCTCGTACATAATGTAAGCCTGCTCGACAAGCTTGGTGCTTTGAGTCAAAGCCCCTGCAATGTCATGCGCAATTCTTGCAGAAAGTGCATCTGCAAAATTTGGAGTATATCTAGCGGTATCTTCAACACGCTTTAAGTAGCGAATTTGAAGCGAATCAGAATTACATAAGATTTCATTACCATTCAACTCCCAATCCATAATGTTTTGCTTGAAGGTTTGCTTGTCATTTCTCGCTTCAATAACACGAATGCAATCAGCAGGAAGTGTGAAGGCATTGCCCCAACCCCAATCAGGCTTGATTGCATTTTGAACCAGTTGTGTACGCTCAAGTGCAAAGCTCCAATCACGCGCTTCCAGGCAAGCATCACGCGCTGAATCAAAAACAGCTTTACAAAGCTGCGCCTCCCTTGTGGTGTCATCAAGGGAAGTTATAAGCCTGCCACCTAAATAGCTTAGGGCTTTATTGCAGATAGATACCTTAGACATTATTCAGTCTCTTTTTTAGGTGCTTTCTTTTTAGTAACTTTCTTTGGTTTTGCTTCTACAGCTTTTTTAGGTAAATGCTGCTCGATACCTGAAGGGTGTATATTTGTCCAAGCAGAAATTTCAGCTACAGTTTTGCCTTTTTCTGCCAATCCCTTAATGACTTCAATTTCTCGTTTGTCTGCGCCCATTTTCATAATTTATTCCTCAACTGGATTATCGAATGCAGCAACCAAAACATTTAACTGCGTTTTCTCTGGTGCTGATAAGTCGCTATCAAATTGAATTGAAACATCCTCATCTACTGCATCAATCTCATTGCAGTTTGTTGTGATAATGCCATCGGCATTTATTTCATCCTGAAGCGCACCAAGATTAACTCGCAATGGATTGCCAGTGTATGAGGTAAAATCTGTTGTTACGTTATAAGCTTCTACACTCATGGGTTCACCTTCCTTACTGAATAGATAATGCCTGACGTATAAATTGTGCCGTTATTCTGGTTACGTCTATGCTGAAGCTGAAGCGACAATGTTCCATCACCAACTTTTGTATGCTTCACCATATGTCGCCCTGGTACTGAGTCGTTAGAATCATTACCTGCATCAGCGATAGCATTACTTCCAACAGCTACGCCATCAATATAAAGACGACTTCTATGCTCTTGTGCCTGAAACGTGCCATTAACTTCTGCATATTTGTAATCCACAACCACCTCAAGAACATCGCCATTCTTAAATGAAGTTGTTACAAAAGCTGCACCTGCTGGAGTATCACTATTTGAAGTGGTTGAATAAGTTGTAGCATCGAAGTTAGATAAATCTGAGCGAATCAGGTCAAGTATGGCAGCTTGGTTTATGTAACCTGCCAGTGAATCACCTTCAAGCACTGTCCCTGCTGCTGCACCAAAGTTTTTATTAAAAGCTGAGTTCTTTGGAAAAGCATCTTCTTTTTGATTTATAGCAGAAAATACGAGTCCAGCATCTGGCACTTGACCTGCACCTACACCAAAGTCTTTATTGAAAGCTGTGTTTTTGGCAAAGGCTGCTTCCTTACCCGCAAGTGCGTTTGATAAATCTGTTTGGCTTCCTAACGTGCCAGTGATGTTGCCCCATTCAGCAACAACAGGAACAGTCTTGTAAGTGCCATCACCTGCAAGAAATACTGTAGTGCCTGCTGCAACACTAAGGGTTACGCCATTAACAGTTGCGCTAGTTAAAGTTGCACCACTATTATCAGCTTTAGTGCCTAGTGCTGTTTGGGTTGCATCATGATTAGCAACACCTTCTGCACCTGCTACACCCATCTTGTCTTTGTTAATTTTTGAAACAAGAACATCTTGGCGCAACTGGTTATCGTTACCGCCAGTTATTAAGTTACTTGAATTTTGAAATACAACTGCATCTGTATCTATTGCTAGTTGCGCATCACTTTTTGGAGTACCTGCTGCCATGATAATTACCCGTAAGACTCATCGTAAGATGATCCGAAAGAATTTTGCCCACTAGCAACATTGCTCCAATACTCAAGCCATTTGCCGTTTAGTGTGGATTGGATAAAGCCCTTGCCGTTAAGCCAGGCATAAGCCATATCTGCATAGGATGAAAGCGAAACGCCATCATTAAGAAATACTAGAATCCAAAGATCGCGGGTTGCGCCTTCGGTTTCGCCAGTTTCTTGAAGTAACCATTGGTTTTCAAGATCGGCAGTAGCACCTTCAGTGACACCTAACAGTGCCACCAAAGCTGCGTTTTTCTGATCTGCTAAAGACACCATTAGGGTACTGGTGGCACACAAATTGTGCAGTCATATTCAATTACAGGGAACACATCAGGATCAAGAAAAGTAACAACACCAAAGGCGTAGTAGCCTGAGAAATACAAATCTTGATCGGGAGGCTGTGGAATCGCTACATAAGAGTTAGCATCTGGCGAAGCTAAAACTACACCTAGTACCGGCTGCATGAGTACCAATGATGGATTTAAAAATTGTGCTTGCATAGACCAAAGACCAGTTTTTACTGTTGGTCTTTCGCGCTGAACAAGTCCTGAGACTCTACTCCAAACGGCCATTTTCTTTACCTCTCTAAAAAAGAAAGCCACCCATAAAAAACTTCTGAATGGGTGGCTTTTGGTATTAAGAAAGTGCGTCTTTCAAGTGAACACGAACTATCTTCTCATCTTCAACACGAACAGCATCCATGTTCAGCATGAGATAAACCTGCCATGCAAATGACATATCGGGGCGTTCTGCTACGCGGCTACGAATATCGCCTGCAACATGAAGACCCATTGCTGATTTAGTCATTGCAATACAGTCAATCTCACCCACTGATGGTGCAATTAGGCGGTTAGAAACAACCCAATCCATACCCATCCAGTTAGGCATATAGCCTGTGGCAAGTGCTTTTGCATTTTGGAAGTCAGCACTTGTTACTTCTAACAAACGCATTAAGACGTGCTTTTGACGCGGTGAAATAACCATTGTGATTGTATCGTCAGGATCGCAGTCGTTTGTTTCAAACAACTCTTTAACCTGCAAAACAGTGTCCAATGAAATTATGCCAGTACCATCACCTACGATTTGAGAAGTAGGGAAAGCTACTGTACCACCATTACCATCATTGGCAGGGGCAAAACATTTGCCGATAATAATATCGTCAACTGTACGCTGCATATTCATTACAAGGTTTTTGGTGCTTGCTGATTTAGGATCAATCAACATTTGAACGATGTTTTCTGGCTCAATAACTTCACCAGTATCGTAAGTTTGAATAACTGTGTTTCTGCGAGTCCAAGACAAACCATCTGTTGAACCAACTGCGCCAGAACCATCACCACCTGAAGGCGATACAGCGCGTGGACCAGGCTTTAAGCGCGCAGAACTTTGCGCTAAACGATCCCAATTGTGTTTTTCAGACTGTTTGTTTACTTCGGTAACTTTGTCACGAAGACGTGAACGGGTTTGTTGTGCTAATTGACGAACATTTGCTTCAAATGTTTCGATATACGCTTCTTGAATTGTAATAGCCATCAGTATGATGCTCCTGAAAAGTTAAATTAATAAGTTTTCGCTTGCATCTACCCGCTAAACGGAATGTCTCTAGCTTCCAAGTTGTTTTCTGTCTATCTTGGCAAAAGACTGCGCAGACCTTTCGGCTACCTGCTAAGGCGACAGTCTGGTAAGTTCAGGCTAGGGCGCTTTGCCTATACTCATGCTCGTACCAGACTGTCTATTGTCGCTCGCGGTTGTTAAGCAACTAGCCCGAATTTATAAAATTTACCAACTTTTGTAAAGTTTTATATACAGTAATTGGTACAAATTAACGAAGCCCCTTGTTGGCTGCATGAATTAACTCAATTCGCTTGTGCATCAAACGCTCATATTCTTGGCTGCCTTGGGTGTGCTGATCCATGCGCTTTAGGATTTCATCTGCTTGCGCCATAGCTTCAATTGGATCAAGTCTGCGATCTTCAGGATTTTCAGTGTTGATAATTTTCTCCTCACCACCAAACTGCTTAACTATTCCATAAAGCCACTTAGACATTTCGCCAGAAAGTGCGCCTTCAGCAGCCATTTTTTGCAACTGTTCTGGTGCATCGGAATTTTTTATCATGTTGTTGATAGCGTTAGTGCGCTGTTCAAAGGCATCGCCCCACTCATTTTTCAATGATATTTGGCTTTCCTTGACTGCATTGATTTGGGCTTGCATCAATTCGCTTTGGTTTGAACTGGCAGACTCCATCAATGTTTTGTACTGCTTTGAAGACAGACCCAACTCAAATGCCTTTTCGCGTAAATCTGGAAGGCCATCAAATTGATCATAGCCATCATGGTTTTCTGGTCTGCCAAGCTTAGAAAATAACGCTTCCATTCCTTCAGCATCGTCATTATCTGGAAGCTTCAACAATCCAGGCACTTTCTCTAGCAGCTTAGAATTGAATTCACTCCAATCGTCAGCGCCTGCTTCTTGGCTTGGAATTCTAATTGAATTGCCAAGTCTGCTGCGCATATTGCCAACCTGATTAATGAAGTTTTCCATGCTGCCTGCATTTTTAACTTCATCCCAACTTGCTGCGGTTTCTCCTAATGGATCAAACCAATTACCTTCTGCTTCTGACATTTATCGTTCCTCATGGTTAATAAGTTCATGCAAATAATCCAACACATCCCTTGCGCCAATGTTCGCGTAAGTTGCGTGGGTATCGCCCTTCACAATCAGTCTTTTGTGAGCAAATTCTTCTTCAAGAATCGTTAGTAGCTCCTGACCTTCAGGGAAATTCTTTAACGCTTGCGCAACTTTTGCTTTCTTGCGGATTCGCTCTCTTGCCTCATCGAGTACAAGGCTTGTTGGTTTTCCAAATATCATTGTGCAGCCTCCATAGCTTGTTGCATTTGCTCCATGCCACCCAATGCTTCAGCACCTTCGCCCATGGCCTTGGCTGCATCGCCTTCCATTTGCGCTTTTTGTGCTGTTTGCATTTCTTGGGCATCGGCTTGGGCTTTTCTTCGCTCTTGCGAAACTTCTTCTGTGGTTTTAAGCACCCTTGCAGGTATGCCCATATTTCTAGCAACTGTCCTACCGGCTTCTTCAACATCGACAATGGCAACCAAATCTGGAAACACTTGCGACAAGTTTGCTGTGCGCTCTAAGTAAGCCATGATCGCATCGGCTTCTTCAGATTTTTGGCTGCGCGCAAGCATTCCAAGATATTCAATATCCATGCCTGCATCGTTTTCGAGAATGACTTCAGGGGGATCAGGTAGTTCACCTGCTCTTTGAAGTATGTTGAAAGTGCGCTGAATGATTGGATCAAGTAGATCAACTTGGATTCGACCCACTGCTGGACCCATTAAGCGCCATAGCTGCTGAAGCCTTGCTTGAATTTCTGTCGCTGTTGCAGGTGTGCCTCCCATTGGTGGAAGTAAAAGCTGATCGACATAGAACATTTGCTTAATATCATCTTGCAAACGCTCAATCGCATCATTGGTTGCACCAAAGTTAGCGCCTGACTCGAAAGGCTTAATGCCTGCGATGTTGCGAACAATAGTTAAACCGGCAGGCTCTAAGTCGAAGTCAGAAAGCAATGCTCTTTCTTCAGCCAAGATAGATGGATCAAGTACCTTCTCACGACTGCGCAAATCAAAATAGCGAAGCGCATTAACGGTTTTGATTGCAGGCATTGCGATAAAGCTTGGTGAATTGCCATGCTTAGATTCATTAGTCTTAGCCCATCGCGGAATGAATGCAGGGTTTTCATAAAATCCACCCTCTTTCAAACATAAGCCATCGCTTACTCGCATATAGCAGCTACCCCAAGGGCGCGCATCTACTGCAAGCTGCTTTGAAACATCAGCATTGCGGTTTTCATATACCGGATAAATACAGTAAACATATTCATTGCGGGTTTGAGTGTCTTTGCCTTCTTCTGCTTTTTTGCGAATTTCTTCAGGGGTATCATCACCAAACAAGCTAACCACTTGGCTATCTGTCCAATGATAACGTCTATAAAATCTGCGAACCTGCCCCTTAAAATCTTCAATAAAAAACGCATCTTTCATTGGCACTGATTCAAAATCAATACCATCCCAATTTTCATCATCCATGTTTTGTTCAAAAATTACACTGCTACCATAAGTAACCAAGTCATAGAATGTTTCTTGGATTTCAAGATTAAAGTCTGACTCCTGGATAGCTTGCCAAATTCTTTCACTAACAATTTCTAGCCACTCCCTTGCTTCCTCATCTTGATTTAAAAAATCAAACTGAAAGCGAACCCCAAACCATTTGGCATTTGGGTTGGTTAGCGAGTCATGAATAGCACTTGCTAGTGCTTTGGCTGACATAATTCCAGTTGAGTCATAGATTTCATATCTATTCCAATCCTGTGAATTCTCGCTCTCATTGTTTTGATAGAAGTCGCCCCTGAAAGGGCAAATATATTTCTCGATCTCTTGCCACATTGCTTCGACATTGGAGCGATTGCCTTTCAATCCGGCATATTCTTTTAGCATCATCATTTTGTTCATGGTTTTTTGGCCTTCATTGGTTTTATTTCGTTAAAAGCTTGGTGTGATGGTGGCGGTACTGCTGCGTATAAATCATCCCAAGTGATTTCGTTTACATCCGATTTAGGCTTAACCCTTCCGCGAGTATTTGACTTGACCCCATAGTGCTGCGATAGCTTGTTTTTCATAGCCGTACCGCCCGTTTCACTTTTGGCATAAATGTTTGTGCAGACTTTCTTTGTCCGATTGGCCTCATCCTGTTACCCATGGAGTCATGGTGCAGGGTTGCCAGAACACGCATGGCATCAGCGCCATGTGAGAATTGATCATGTACAGGTGTGTCCATAAACTCACCTGTTTGTGAATTGGTCTTCTTGCGATAGTTCTCCAGGCAGTCAATACCGATCTGACATTCCACTGAATCAAACCAACACTTAGATAGAATTGTTCTGACTGCGTTAATGCCTTCAATGATCTTTAACTTTGGAGCTACTTCAACTTTGTAGCCTTGATCTTCAAGAGTTTCTAACCGCGATTTGCCTGTCATCAGTTCTCTAATGCCAACATCCCATGGCATCCATAATTCGCTGATTGAGTAATATCTAAACTCACTTTCCACTTCACGCAACACATCAAGCAATCCGGTATCTCTAAAATCCCGATAAGCTAAAAAGCGTATTTCTGAATTGAAAAACTGAACAAACCAAATGGCTGTGTAATCATCAATTCCTAAATCAAAGCAGGCAACTACCGGCAGCTTTTCCTCATGTGGAACTCTAGTCACTCGACCTTCATCATGGCATCGGTTCATGTGGCTTGAATAAAAACTACCCTTGATTGCTGCTGCCCAATCACAAAGCATTTCTTGGCGATATTCGTCATCACCCATGGTTTCACGCATGGATTTCAATTCTTCTTCATCAATCAAATGAGTTTCATCAGCCCTAAAGGTTTGGGCATACCAACCTTCAGTCGCTAACGCTTCCTGATAAGTTCTATAAAAATGATTCTTGCCGTTTGGTGTACCAAGAAAGATCACCCAACCCTTGCGATCAGCAAGTGCCGGTCTGAACACTTCCTTCCAGGCAGCAGGTGCTTGGTTGCCCCACTCATCAATAACCAAGCCATCACAGTAAATACCCCTGTGACTATCAAACTGATCCGATCCCAACAAAGTCAGCTTTGCCTGACTCTGAACCTTTCGACCATTAATCATCTTTGTAACCATCGGAAAGATCGCAGTCAGTTCAGTCTCTGAATACTTCATGTTAGGGATATTGCGGGTGAACTCTTTCACATAATCCCAAGCAATCGACTTACATTGCCTGTAGGTCTGCGCCATATAAAAACATCGGGGATTTTGCTTTTCGCTAGTGAGGCATTCATCAATTAGTTCGTTAATGCTCAATACAGACTTGCCAAACCTCCTGTGTATCGCAAGACAAGCAAAACGCACCCTACTGCACCCATCGCTACCCCCTGACCTTAAAGCTTGGTGTATGGACAACTGGAGTGGTCTTGGGTGATAGCCAGTATCAACTTCTACTACTTTAGCCATAGAAGCCTCGATTGGTTGTTTTTTGTACAGTAGGCTAAATGGGGTTTTCTCTGTGAACTCGATAGATGGGTGGTAGCTGCGAAGGCTGCGTTTTTGCCCCCCCACCCCTTCATGACGACCATCGAAAAAAGTTTTTTTCTAGGCATTGGGAAGGCTGCCAGCTTGCAGCGTGTACACTTCAGCCCAGGCTTAAATGCCTTATAAATCAATGGCTTAGGTGGACATAGCAGCGCCTTAATAAGGTGAGGGTTACGCATGATCTAACGTAACCCCTTGATTTGATTGGTGTTCTTCTATCTGTTTGGATAGTTTGCTCAATCCG